TAGGAACACCAAGAGCGTTGTTTAACAGCAGTCAGACAGGGGCAGTACCACAAAGACAATATAAATTAGTAGGTGGAAAGTTATTAAGTAATTACGAAGAAGTTTATGTTGATTATCAGTATGGGGTTGAAGAATATGAAATGCCTCATTATTTTGTACAGAATATGAAATATCAATTAGCATGGCATTTAGCTATGCCTATTACAGATCAATTAGAAAAAACAGATTATTGGCGTACAGTAGCGCAAGGCACTCCAGGAGAAAATGGCAGGGGAGGGTATATGCGTCAAGCTATGAATATAGACGGGCAAGGACAGCCAACAAATGCAATACAAGACTTCTCTTTAATTAGTGTGAGAAATTAATGGCTCGTTTTGTAGAGATTCAAACTAATTTTACTACTGGAGAACTTGATCCTTTAGTTAGAGCTAGAGTTGAGCTTAAAGCATATGATAACGCTTTAGAGACAGCAAAAAATGTTATATGCCAACCACAAGGTGGAGTTACTCGTAGACCTGGAACTAAATTTATAAATGAATTAGCTGGAACTCCAGCAAATGGCGTTAGACTTATTCCTTTCGAATTTTCAGTTAATGACAGTTATATGTTGTGTTTTACTAATGACACAATGTATGTTTACAAAAACAAAGTACTTGTACACACTAAATCTTCAACTGGAATTGTTAGCGCTTATTTAGATAATTTATGCTGGACACAATCTGCGGATACATTAATTGTAGTTCATGAAGATATGGCTCCTAGAAAAATTGTTCGAAACAGTGATACTTCTTGGACTGTATCTACAATAGCTTTTAAATCAATTCCCAATCATGCATTTACTTTAAGTGTTAGCAATCCAGCTGGAACTCTTACTCCAAGCGATGTCTCTGGTAAAATAACTTTAACAGCATGTAGTGCTGTTTTTAGTTCTGGAAATGTAGGGCAGTATATAAATGCTAGTCCTCAAGGAAGAGCAAAGATTGTTGAATTTTTAACAACAACGACAATTAATGTTGTTACTGAGTTTCCATTTTTTGACACTTCTGCAATAGCAAATGGTAATTGGGATTTGGAAACAGGGTATGAAGATGTGTGGTCAGGTTCTAAAGGGTGGCCTAGATCTGTTACATTCCATCAAGGAAGATTATTCTTTGGAGGATCTAAGACACGACCATCTACTATATGGGGGTCTAAGGTTGGACTGTACTTTGATTTTGAAGGAGTTGAAGGCCTTGATGATGACGCTGTAGAAGCTACTTTAGACACTAATACATTTAATGCTATTGTCGACATGATATCAGGACAAGACCTTCAATGTTTTACAACAGGTGGTGAGTTTTATGTGCCACAAGAAGGTCTGAGTCCGATTACTCCGTCAGGGTTCTTTTTATCAACTACATCTAGAAATGGATGTAAAGAAGGATTGCGAGTAAAGCAATTAGAGTCAGGAACATTATTTGTTCAAAGGCAAGGAAAAGCTTTGTCTGAAATTGCTTATTCAGATACTCAACTTACTTATTTAACTTCAAAAATATCATTGTTAGCAGGCCATTTATTAAAGACTCCAAAAAGAATGGATATTAGACGAGCCGTAGCAACGGATGAAAATGACTTATTACTTATTACAAATGAAGACGATGGAAGTATAACTGCTTTTTCTTTACTAAGAGCGCAAGATGTTATTGCGCCATCTGAGTTTACAACACAAGGGTTATTTAAAGATGTTGGTGTGGATATTACAGATATATATGTAGTAACTACAAGAGATGATGGCGGAGTAACTAAATATTATGTTGAGATATTTGATAATAATTTCTTAACAGATTGTGCAGTTGCGGGGACAACATCTACAACAGCTAATATGGCTCATTTAGTAGGCGCTACAGTTAACTGCATCTCTGATGGCTATGTTGAATTAGACCAAACAGTTCCAGCAGGAGGGTCAATAACATTTACAAGCCCACCAGCTTCTAGTTCTGAGTGTGGACTTCCTGTCGCTGTTGAAATTAAAACAATGCCTTTAAATGTAAAAGCACAAGCAGGAACAAGGATTGCTTTTAGAAAAAGAGTAATAGAAGTAAATGCTTTATTGTATAAGACACAAAATATAGTTATCAATGGAAATCTAATTCCTATTAGGAGTTTAGGTTCAGGTGCGTTAGATTCTTCTGTCCCTGAATTTACTGGGACAAAGACGCTACATGGTATACTTGGGTATAGTACAGATGGGCAAATAACGGTAACTCAAAGCGCGCCGTTAAAGCTTACTTTACTAGGTTTAGAATATAAAGTTTCGGTTTATCAAGGGAGGTAGGTATGGGACCAGAAGTAATGATGATAGCAACAATTGCCAGCGGGGCAATGAGCGCAATGTCAACTATGAGAGCCGGAGATGCAAAGCAATCTGAGTACGAGGTTAAGGCAGCACAAGCTAGAGCTAATGCTCAAAGAGAAGCTGCAAACGCTATGATTGAAGGGAATAATGTTATGCGTAAATTGCAAGCAACAAACTCTACCGCTGTAGCACGAGGCTTTGCTGGTGGTGTTGACGGATTTTCTGGATCAGCTAAATTAATGCAGCAAATAAATAATAAGCAAGCTGGTAAAGATTTAAGAATGACAGACTTAGCAGCAAAAGAAAGTATAAGTTTTGGAGAAGTTCAAAACATGATGTTCCTTGAAGCAGGAGATTTTGCAAAAAGATCATCTAGATTTGACGCTTTTACTAAACTAACTTCAACGGCTATAAGTGCCTCTGCACTTAAAACTGGCGGTAGCGGTGGCGGTGGCGGTGGCGGTGGTAGTAGTTCATACGGTATGCCAGGGTCAGGAACGCCATCTTATGGCTCTACTGCATATTGGAAAGGATCAGCGTAAATGGCTAAAATACCACTGTATAGACCTGATAGACAAGAGTCTGGCATAAAACCAGCATCAGTTCTTAGCACACCTCAGTTTGGTGAAGCTATTAACATGGAAAGAAGTATATCAGAAGGCCTGGATACTATACAGAAATTTGCGTATGAAGAAGGCGAGCGCGGCGTTAAAAAGCAAGCAGCAGAATATACAGTTGCTAATCCATTATCAATCGAGCAACTAGAAGAAGCTAAAGTAAGTGGGATTAATCCTATTGAGCAAGCAGTCAATGGAGGAATGGTTTGGAATGACGCTGTAACTAAATTGTATGCACAACAAGGTTCTGCTGAATTAACTAACCAATCTCTTAAACACTTTGAAAGTGTATACGCTAAAGTCCAGGATGGAATATTAACAGACGCAGATGAGATACAAAATGCTTTAGAAGCCCCAATTGGAGCTTACAGAGATGTGTTATCTAAGATTGACCCAGAAGTTGCTAATAAATTCTATGCTGCAATGATCACTAATGGTGGGTCTTATTATAGAAAGTCATTAGGAACATTAAGAACTAGCGAGCAAAAAAGACAAGACCTTATAGGAAATGAAACTTATAAAGGTTTAGTAAGGCAATGGCAAACAGACTTAGATTCTGACATTTCTCCAGAGCTATTAATGGTTAAGTTTTATCAAGATGTGCAAACTGCTCAAAACTTATTTACAGGCGCATCCAATGAAACTACTTTAAAAAATTCTGTCTTATCTGAGTTTTCAACAGCATTGTATGAGCATATGTCTGACAAACTAGTTGAAACATATGCGTCTTCTGAAGAAGCTTATGAAGCTATGAAGTCTGATAACCTTGGAGCATATTCTGGTGTATGGAAAACAATGCTTCCTAACCAGAAAAAAGACTTACAAGCTTTAGTTAAATCTAATTTTAAATACAAAGACGAGAGAGAGTCTAAGAAGTTAACAGAAATAACAGCTAGCTCTAAAAAGATAGGAGATGAATTACTTAACAATGAAGAACCTACTGCCTTGGCTGATGATATTCTTAAATTAACAATAGAGAAAGATAAGCTTAGTGGAAATAGAAAATTAGAAGCAGAAGCTAAAATAGCTAAGTTAGCTGCCGCACAAATGGTAGTTAAGTATTCTAAAGGCTCTGATATTGCTGCCTTAAAAAGAGACTACAATATTATGAAGAATGATCCAACGGTCCCTCAGGCTTTAGTTGATGCAATGGGAGAGTATGTAAAAAACTCTGAATCAGCATTTAAACAGGATCCTGTTGCGTTTGAGTTAAAAAGAACTAAAGGCGTTCCTGGTTCTATTGTTTATGATGAAGAAACTCAAAGCTTAACCATAAGTCAGTTTGAAGATCAAATAAATACAATAAATAATGCTGCTAATAAAACTGAATCAATGTTAAGTAGTACTCAGGTTAGCGCTATAACAGAACAGTTAACATCTCCAGATGCACTAACTAGCAAAACAAGAATAGAACTTGCTCAATCAATTATTGCTCAGTTTGGTGATAAAGCTGGAGATGTCTTTAGGCAGATTGCACCATCAGATCTTATCTTTGCAAATAACGGACTTCTTTTATCTACAGATTTGAGAAGTGCGGAGGTAGCAGTTAGAACTAATAAAGGAGCTTCAATCCTAGAAGCAACAAAGACAAAAGTTTCAGAAAGTAAACTAACTCAAAACCCAACTATAGATAATTTTTCTAGGAATTTGTCTAGAAACCCAGAAGATTCATTAAGAATTAGAGAGGCAGCAGCAGCTCATTATGTAGCAGGAGGGCATCCTTATGAAGTAGATAAAGATGGCACAATAATTGATACCGATGAAATGCTAAAATCTTTATGGGCTGTAACAGGAGGAGTGAGAGATAATGTAACCGGGCTAAGAATGGGAGGAGTCGCTGAAATAAATGGAGAAATAGTTATAATTCCTAACACTATTCCAACTGATGAAGCTCCAGACATTTTAGGTGATTCAACTTATATGGCTTTTTCTGACTCTATTACTAACCCAGCAACACTTATAATTAAAGATGTTGATGGAAAAGATAAACCAATGATAGATGAAACAGGCTCATCTGTATTAGGAAGAACTAATACTGGTGAAATAAAACCTTACAACATTTTAGATTTACAAGAAGCATCTGTAGTTTATACATCTGAAGGCTATGAATTACAAAAAGATGGACGGCCTTTTTTAAATACAGATGGAGAACCTATCATGGTTGATCTGTTTAATCTAAAACAATGGCGTGATAATCAAATGGTAAATGGAATACTTGGAACACAAACAGTAATCCCCGTAGATTTTGATACTCCTTTTGACTATTTATTCCCTAAAGAAGACATTGATTCTCTTGGTGTAGGCTCAAATACTATAAACATGGATCCCAAAGTTAACCCGGAAGATGTAAGTTTAGGTAGTAAAATTTGGGATTATGATCCTGTGAATGCACCTAAAGACTTACTTAATTTTATTAAGGGTAAGGGAAATTAATGTTATTAACTAAAAGTGATTTAACAAGAGATTTAATAGCGCCCTCAGTTGAGCCTGGAGAATACACAGGATT